ATAAATCACGCCGCCGGTATACACTTCATCTGCAGTGCCATAGTATGCGCTATAAGTAACGCTAGGGGTAGTGCCGCCTAAGGTATGGGTAACGCCAATGTACCGCTCGTTGGTGTTGGGCAGGGGCAAAAAGTACTTAGTGCCAGCCGTTACGACGTTTCCGTTTAGTGTACCAGTAGTTGACAAGGTTGTGGCAGAAGAAAGGCCGGTATTGTCGTCAGTAACCAAAGAAAAAGCGTAGGTTTCGTTTGTGCTAGTGTAATCCGCCGCCGTTTCAATAACGATAATAACGCCCTTAACATCGCCACCGGGGCCTTTGTCAAAGTCGCCGCCTAAGTCTTTAATATCGGTAGCGTTACCAGTGGCGGTTACCGACAAGCTGGTACAAAAAACATCATTGGGTGAATAAATCATTGTGCAATGCTCCCAAAATTAAGAAACGGTGGTTTCGTTGGTTACTAGGGTATCAAGGATGTTAATCTTCATACCATCGAAATAGGGCACTTGCTGGCCGTTAATTTCGCGGTAAGAGAACGCACCGTTGGACTTGTTATAAAGCTGGGTTTGCAGCATTTCATAGCAAGTGCGGCCCATAAAGATTTGATAGTCTTTAACCTGCACCAAGCTCTTGCTAGGCTTACGGCTGGAGGCGCGCATCAGCAAGGTGGGCAGGCTAATGGTGGAGCCGGTAGGGTCAGCCAACAAAGCAGACTTGTCGATGTTACAAATGCGGATTTGTGAGCGCCAATCGGGGATTACATAGCCGCGGTTGCACACAAACTCTGCAGTCATTTCAAAGCGGGTCTTGTTGTTGGAGTCTGTAACGGGGTTCCACTCGCCGGAGCTAGTGCGCTTAAAGCCCGCAGCAGGTGAGCCAGTGGGATAGATGAAGTTTAAGCCGTTACCGCCCAAGCCACATACCCAAATGCTCATGGCATCGCCGCCAGAGACAGCGCCAGCACTGATTACATTGTTGCCAATGTTGCCGGACAAGCTGTTATAGGTGTTGCTCATGCCGTTCATGCGCTTGATATCGGTGGTGGAGCCGTAGAACAGATCCTCCGCCAGCTTAATATCCAGCGCGCTCATGTGGCGGCGAGCTTCTTGCGCAACGTACTCTTTACCTTGGCCACCAAGCTCATAGGTATCTTTGTCGATTTTCATCAAAGATGAGTAGATTTTAATATGGGCCACTTGCGCCACAGAATCAGACTTACTTGCGGCAGTACCTTCACCGGCTAAGCGAGCCGCTACGGTAGGCAGGCCAACCACTTGGCGGTACTCATGCGAAGTGATGTTATTGGCTTCCATGGTGGGGATTAAATCCAAAATGGAAGTATCGCGGTCGAGAAGCTCAACGTAGGAACTAAGCAGCTTTTTGCTGCGTGGCTCCATTAATGATAGCTTTTCACTTAAAGTTAAAGCATTGGCTAATGTGGCCATAATCTAAACCCTTAATTAATTAAGAAATGGGAAAATATCGCCTGCAATATCTGCGTTAGTTCGCGGTCCATTGCTTGGCGCTTTTGTCGGTGCCTTAATCGCCACTTTTTTCTTAACTGGGGCAGGAGGGTTTTTCTTTAGCGTGTCGGCCTTCTTCATTAGCTCGTCATAGCGCTTAGCCTTGATGGCTGCAACAAATGCCGCGCCGTCAGTCACTTTAGCTATTTCGTGCTCAGTCATGCCGATGCTTTTGAAAAACTCCACGCCCTCATTTAATAAAGCTTGGCGCGTGTCGGTTTTTGACCAATCAGCCGGAAATACGCTTTCAATCAAACCTAGCGCCAGATTAACCGCCGATTGTTCGCGCTCTTTTTGGGCTTCCGCCACCTTGTTGCGCAATTCATCGTGCAGCCCTTTCAGGCGTTTATAGGCTGGCAAGTCGTTTTCAAGCAAGAACTCTAGGTGCTCTTTGCCTGCTTTCGTCTCGCCAATAATCTCAAAGTATTCCTGAGCCGTTTGCATTTTTGTCAGCGTTTCCGCTTCCATTTCTGCAACTTTGGCCATCGCGGTTTTATGCTCTTTAGCTTGTTTTTCGCTATTCGCATAAAATCCAATACCCTTTTGAGCGTATTCAATAAGCTGTTCTTCGGTTAGGTCGTGCATCTGACCAGCCGCTTTTACAGCCCACTTTTTAGGCTCTTGGGGTTCGTCAACCGCTTCAACCTCTTCCGCGCCCTCTTCAGGGTTAGCATTTTCGGTTTCTTCCGCCGCTTCAATTTCTTCCACCTCTGGGGCTTGTTCAATCTCTGTGGCTTGCGGGTCTAGTGCTGCTGCAATAATGTCAGAGTCGAAATGATTATCTGCCATGGTTTAATATCCTGTGGATAAACTGTGTATAAGCGTGTGTATAAAATCTTAATTTGTCAAGTGTTATTGCTTGACTTTTCGAATGCGTTTCAGTTCTTCTTCCGCCAGCAAGCCCGCATTTACCGCCCGTGTCACCTTGTCTTCAAGCTCATTGACCGCCTTTATCTGCGCCCAAAGGCTTTGCCGTAGCCTGTGCTGGTACCACTTCGAACGGCTGAACTCGCTAAATATACGCGCCTTCTCCCCAACAAAAATGCCTGCAAAAACAGGGTTTTCCAGTAGTTCTTTGGCCTTGCGGCCTTGCTCTATTTGCTGTCCTAGGTCAATCATTATCGAACACTCCCGTAGTTTTGCGTTAGTTGTTTGTCTAGCTGGGCCCCCGCCTTTTGCTCAAGCTCAGTGAGTTTTAAAGCATTGGCGCTTATGGCCTTGTAGTGGTCAAGCTCTAGTCGCATCGCGTCAATTTCGCTAGCCATTGACTGCGCTTCAAGCTTTGCCTGCGCCCTAATGGTCTCAATCTGGATTAGCGGGTTATTGGCCTCAATCTGCGCCTGCATTTGCTGCAGTTGTGCCATAAGTTGCTGATTTTGCGCCATTAAAAGCTGCGCCGGTTGCTCTGGGTCGTTTACATACTCGCTAACATTGTGCAGCCCTTGCGCCTTAATCATGCGTGCAATAATGTTGTAAACCTTTTTTTCGTCAAACAATGATGTACTACCAGCCAAACTTGTGGATATGTTTAGCAAAGCGCCAAAGGTCTCAATGGTCTTGTCGCTATCACCATAACCTGTGCCTACCATGGCCCGTGTTTTATGGTCGCGCAGCCAGTTAGCAGGAGTCGCTGGCCGTTGTGTACCGCTGGCCATTACCTGTCTAGGGCTTACACCGTAAAGCTGCGAGTAAAAGCACATGCCTTCGTACAAGTCGCGCACCAAAGTCTCTGCAAGGTTGCGCGCTACCAATTCAATCTTGGCTTGGCTGGAATCCTGCAGGCCGTTAAAGCGTGTCGCTGTTTCCTTGTGTAGCGCATCGGCCTTCAGCCCTTGGTTTGCCATCATCTCGCCAGTGGATTTAGCCTTGGCCGTGTCTAGGTACTGGATAACCGTCAGCGCTTCGGTGGCCACAGGCTGAATGGGCAAAGGCACCACTGATTCAGCAATGGAAACTCCCATCATTGGGTTTGCGCGCACCAGTGAGCCGTCACTTGTTAGGTCGTGCAGGTTCAGCCCAGCCTCGCCGCTGGTGTTTATCAGCAACCTCCCCCGTGTAATCTGGGCCGTATTGTCAAGAGTCGCGCGCATCAAGCTAGTCATTGCGTCTTGATAGGGCGCAGTCTGGTCTGCTGGGCTAATGCCTGCGACATTGTCTGGCAAAAGAATCGCGCTGCCCATTGCAAACTCAATTGCTCGCGGGTCGTCCTCGATTTCTTCGTTTTCTAGCAGCACATTGCCGAATTTCAGCACGCGCCTAAGCTCAATGATTCCGTCCCCGTTGGCATCAATGCGAATATAGCCATCAAAGCCGCTTACTATCTCGCTCGCCCACTCGGTTCCTAGGTTTTGGGTTTCGCGGTTGTCTTCGATGTTGCCACTAGTGCTGATTTGCTCCACCAACTGAATACTGTACCCTGCCGCGACTAGCTCCCCCCGCCTTGCTGTCACCAGCTCGCCAATGATTCTGCAGTCGTGCTTCCCGTTGGCATCACGCGACAACACAAAATTGTCTAGCTGCACGCGCTTAATGAAAGGCTTAGGGTCGTCATGCCGCACCACTTCAAATTCAACGTCTAGCAGGCTTTCGTTTTCTTCCTGCTCC